AGCATTTCCTTTCCGATGCTTTTAGGACCCGCACCCCGGCGGCCCTGGCGGCCGTCCGCAAGGGCCTATGGGCAGCCATGAAAAAGGAAATCAAAAAGCTTGGCTAGTGCAGACGTCGGAAAACTCAGAGTCGTACTCGCGGCCGAGACGGATCGCTTCAATAAGCAGATGCAGAAGTCGCGGAAGGCGACTGGCAAGCTGTCAAAGCAGATGCGGGGCACCGCTAAGAGCGCCAACGCGATGGGCTCCGCCATGGGGAAACTGGCCGCCATGGCCGGCGGAGCCCTGGGCGCCCGTGCGATATTCAACCTCGCCAAAAAATATACAGCCCTCGGCGATGAAATCGCCAAAACGTCCAAGCGGCTGGGCATCAACATCGAAACCCTCCAGGCTTTGCAGATCGAAGGCAAGGCGGCGGGGATCGAGACTGAGCAACTGAATAAGGCCCTGGCCAAGCTAGGGGTCAACATTGGCGAGGTGGCCGCGGGCCTGGGCACCGAGTTCACCGCCGCCCTCGACCGGCTTGACATCAAACTACGCGACATCGGTGGCCACGTGAAACCGATCAGCGCGATTCTCGTAGAGTTCGCGGTCGCGGTGGGAAGGGTCACCGATCAAAACGAGCGCCTGGCCCTGGCGGCCGATGCTTTCGGAGTTCGGGCAGGGCCTAGGATGCTCGAAGTTCTTCCCATAATTGCCAAGGGTATGGATGCGGTTACCGCATCGGCGAGCAAGCTAGCGACGATCACCGGCGGCGATGCGATCAAGGCCCTCGAGGCGCAGCAAGACGCGCTCGACCGTCTCGGAAAGGCTTGGGATGCCTTCTTCCTGGCCCGCTTTGGCGGCTTGGCCATCCAGTTCGGCTTCGGCTCATTAGAGGCTCAGACGCGCCGCGAAATAGAGGCCCTCGAGCTCCTCCACCCGTGGCTCCTCAGACTGAGTGGGAGCACCGACAAACTGACCGCCGCCCGAGCTCGCCTGGCGGCCCTGGGAGATGCCGCCTGGCGCGGAGCCGCGGGACGCGGGGAGGGAATTTTTGCACTCCCGCCGGCACTCCCGCAGCCGCCCCCTGGACGCCCAGAGATTCCCTCGGAGATGGCGGATTTCATGGCCGGCCAGGCCGCGCCCCAGATCCCGCCGGGACTGCTCGAGGCCACTAGGCAGCTTAAACTGGATTCCCTCAACTGGGCCGCGATAGGCGCCGAGTGGGATGCCGGAATAGACGGCGCCGAGGCGACCTATTCCAGTTTCGCGGCCAGCATTATGACCGAAAACGAGGTCATAGAGACAAGCGTGCTCGGCATGACCAATTCATTCGCCAGCCATATCAGCGCGGCGCTAATGAGTGGAAAGCTGGATTTCGCAGAGTTCGCCCGCTCGGCGGTGGCCTCAATTGTCCAAATTATCACCCAGCAACTCCTACTGAATGCGATCATGGCCAGCCCGCTCGGTGGGATCTTCGGCGCTAAACAGGGTGCGGTGGTGCCGGGTGGCGTGGAAACCTTCGCGCAGGGTGGCGTGGTTCATTCGCCGACAATGTTCGCCATGGGCGGTTCTGGCCGGTTCGGGCTCATGGCCGAGGCGGGTAGCGAGGCGATTATGCCACTTAGGCGAGACTCAAAGGGCCGCCTCGGCGTTTCGGCTACCGGCGGAGCCGCGGGCGCCGGCGTGGTGGTAAACGTCACGAACAACGCGCAAAATTCCCGCGAGAATGACGCCCGACTTGGCCGCACTATTGCCGATCAAGTGCGCGCCGCGTGGAATGCCGAGGCCCGGCGCCAGATCCGGCCCGGCGGAACCCTCAACCCGATCGGGTCTAATGTATGAGCACCCCTATTGCGTTCGTTCCGCCCCTGGCGCCTAGCCGCACCTCGAGCCAGGCGCGCACCCCGCGCGTTCTCCTGGCCCAGTATGGCGATGGTTACGAGCAGCGGTTGCAGGATGGCCTTAACACCCGGGGCCTCACGGTGACCGCCATATGGGGCGCGCTGACCCATGCAGACGCCGATACTATTGTCGCCTTTTTCGAGGCCCGCGCCGGCGTGGAGCCGTTCACTTACACGATGCCTCCGAGCTCGACTAACCGCCGGTGGGTCTGCTCCGAGTGGACCCGCACCGAAATCGACGACCTGGCGAGCTCGATTACTGCGGCATGGCGCGAGGTTTTCGACATATGAGCCCCATCCCCTCACAGCTTCTCGCCGATGCGCCCGGCGATCTGGTGGAGCTTTTTGATATTGACATGACGCCGATCAGCGCCGGGGCGCCCGTGATCTTCATAACTCCCGCCACCGAGAACCTCGCGGAAGTGGTGAGGGGCGGGCAGACCTACACGGCTTGCCCCGTGGCCGCCGAGGGCTACGAGCGCGGAGGCACCGGGGCGCTGCCCTCGCCAAGCCTCACCGTGGCCAACGTGGCCGGCCTGGTGGCCCCGTTCGCCGATGGCGCGCAGGATCTCATCGGCGCCCTGGTGACCCGCATCGTTGTGCTGGGCGCCTGGCTGGATGGCGGCACCGCCGCCGATGCCACCGCGGCGATCTCCACCGACACGTACGTCGTCGCCCAAAAACAGGCCCAGGACAAAAATATGATTTCTTTCCTGCTCCGCTCTCCGCTCGAGGTTCGGCGCCAGGTGCCCTACCGAAAGGCCGTGGCCAGGTGCTCGCACACCTATCGACGCTGGGACGCGGGGTTCATCGCGGGAACCTGCCCCTACGTGGGCGGCGCAAATTTTGACTACTTCGACGCCTCCGGCGTCAGTAATGCAAACGATTTTTGCTCTAGGAGACTCTCAGGGTGCAGACTCAGGTTCCCGGATTCGCTCCCTTTCCAGGGCTTCCCCAGCCTGGGCTAGCCGACCCGCTCGAGGGGCTTGCTGAGCCGCTGGCGGCGGCGGTGCAGAGGTTTGCCGAGCAGGTGGCCGGCGAAAAGCTCGAGCGGGTCGCCGTGGTCACCGAGGCCGGCGACCTCGAGGAGCTCGAGAACATCCACCCCGAGGCGGCCAAGCGTTTCCGGGTGGAGCCGGCCGCGTGGCTGGGTGCGACCGAGCGCGCCTCCCTGGTGGTGCATTCCCACGTTTCGCCCGACCGGCTGAGCTGGACTCCGAGCCCGCAGGATCAGCGGACCCAGATTGCCCAGTGCCTCCCGTGGGCAATCGTGCCCCCGGACGGGGAGGCGTTCGTCTTCGGCCTGGATCGCCCAGACCGTCCGCTTGAGGGCCGCGGATTCCGCTTTGGCGTGGATGATTGCTGGCAGCTTTTCCGCGACGCCTGGAGCCGGTGGGCCGGCGAGCCGCTCCCCAACTTCGCCCGGCGCTGGCGGTGGTGGCTGGACGGCGAGCCGCTCATCGAGCGTGGGCTGCACACGGCGAAATTCTACGCGGTTCCCACTGATGAGATGCAACGCGGGGACGGTGTGCTTTTCAAGGTGGGGGGCGAGGTTTGGAACCATATCGGGTTCATAAACGCGCCCGGCGAAATGCTCCACCATCCTGGGCCGGTCCACCCCTATGACAGTTCAATGATTAGCCTTGTCAGCGAAATGGAGCGTTTGCTAGAGGGTCCGCACCAGATCATGCGCCACGAGGCCCACCGATGAGGGCCGTCCACTTGGGCCGAGGGACCGAGCTCGCCGATCTCTGCGGGGAGGTGCTCGAGCTCGAAGTGTCGAGCCCGGCCGAGGCCGTGCGGGCGATCATCATGGAGCACCCGGGCGCCCTCGAAATCATCGAGCGCGGCAATTGGATGCTCCGCGACGGCGAGCACTGGGCGACGAAAGAAGTGGATTTCCTGACCACCCGCGCCGCCGCGCCAATTTATCTGGTCCCGGCGGCCGAGGGTGGAGATTCTGGCGTCGGGAAAATATTCGCGGGCATCTTCATAGGAATTTTCGGCCTCCTCACCGGCGGAACCTTTCTGATAGGGCTTTCAATCGGCGCCCCCACCTACCTCGGCCTCGCGGCCGCGATTGTGCTCAGTGGGGTCTCGCGTCTCCTGGCGCCCGTGCCGCAGGCTAACCCGATGGCCCTCGAGCCGTCCGATGCACAACAGTCGTCTATGTTCGCCAACGCCAGCACACTCTCACAACAGGGAGAGCCCGTGCCTATCGTCTACGGCACTTGCCGCACCGGCGGCCTTCGGGCTTCGCTCCTGATCGAAAACGAGCGCGTTCTGGAGTGGGGTCACACCGGCGACCTCGTTTCGCTGGCCCGGGTGGAAATTATAGACATTCTTTCAGAGGGCAAAATCTCCGGCCTCGAGGGCGAAAAGGCCGGTCTACTCCTCGACGGTGTACCACTGCAGACGGTGGGTGCCGGCGACTCCATGCCGAGCGTGGAATTCACCGTTCACGATGGGGGAGGGGCGGCCGCAGTGGTTGGGACCACTTCCAAACCGACGCGGGTGGGAAAACTGGTCGCTATGCCCAGCCCTGTCACCGTAAGAATCGAGGAACCCGCAGTAACGAGCGCGATTGTGACACTCCTCTGGCAGCAGCTATTTTTCTCCGATGCGACCACTCCACCGGAGAGCACTACCGTAGAGTTCGACGCGGAGGTAAGCGCCAACGGCGCCGCCTATGTTCCCGTCGAAGCAGCCGTCTCGAGGCAAATAGTCCCGACCACTGGCACCTATTCTCTCCTCAACGGCTCGACCTTCCCAACCTTGTGGGAGTTCGATTGTACGGGTGTGCCCGATCCATGGGATGCGACTCTAATTGTAAACTCCGCTTCGGTTTCTCATCCTGAAATCTATGAATTCCGGGCTACGGTAGTGTTCGTAGACCGGACGGCCACCTCCACAAATCCATCCCCCGCCGGCAAGACTGCATTCCTGTATTATGGAGAGGGTTCGAGCACTAGCGTGCCCTTCGGGTGGCTCGCCCAAGTGCATGCCGCCAGCCAGACCGTGCTCTCTGGCACTAGTGGAGGAGTTTGGGAGTGGGTAACCGAGTGCGACATGGTGCTAACCACGCCCTACTCGTTTACACCCACCCCGGCGGCGAATCACTGGATAGACCTAAACGTCTACGCGGAAGCGACTATCGCCGGCCTCCGCCCCAACCATAGAATGCTAATAACTAGCTTCGAGATTGGTACGGCCGAGGGCAAGCTGGAGGGCCGCGCGCTCTCGCCGTACGCCATGGATGTGAAGACGGGGCCACTTTCGACCTACGGCTCGCCCCCCTACGATATTCGCATAACCCGGACCACCGCGGACCTTCCGGCCGATGACCTGGCCCGCGACCAGTTCCAAGTAAGCAGTTATCAGGAGCTAATAGCCGACACCCTCGACTATGCTGATTCCGCTCTTATCGTGGTTAAGGGAGATTCTGACGCCTTCGGTAATTCTTCCCCCGCGTTCTCCTACATCGTGAACGGCATCGAGGTCGATATTCCCACAGGGTATGATCCCGTTGCCGGCACATTCTCGAGCCCCTGGGACGGTACTTTTCAAGCCTCGAAGGCCCATACCACCGACCCCTCCTGGCTGCTCTGGGATTTGCTCATTTCTGATCGGTACGGACTGGGCATAGACCCCGACCGCATCGATAAGTGGAGCTTTGCCACCGCCAGCCGCCGCAACCTGACCACCGTGGAAGACCTCGTAACCGATGGCACCACCGAGCGCCGCTACACATGGAACGGATCTTTTACGCGCGGGGAAGACGCCTTCAAGGTGGCCAGCCAACTGGCCGCGGTCATGGATGCTCAGCTTTGGATAGCCGGGGACGGCCAGATTTACCTCGGCCAGGATGCCCCGGGCTCTATTGCTCGCCTGATCGCGCAGCATAACGTGATAGACGGTCTTTTCACCTATGAGGGAACCAACGTGGAAGCGCGGCGCACCCAGGCCGTGACGGCTTTCCGAAACAAGCTGCAAAACTACGATGTTGATGTAGCCCGCGATGACAGGCCGTTTGGAATGGTCCGCTATGGTCGAACATCCATAGAACTCGAGGCCCCGGGCGTCACCTCATACGGCCAGGCCGTCCGCCGGGTGCGCCATCTTCTGATTACCGACGAAGTGGAAAACCAGACCGTCCGCTTCAAAATCGGCCTGGAAAACGCATTGATCTACCCCGGCCAGGTGATCCAGATTTCGGACTCCCACCGCGAAACGATCCGGCTCGGCTCGAGAGTTTTAAGCTCTCTCTGGTTTTCTGGTTCGTCTCAACTCTGGATTATGCCCGAGTTCGGTGGAGCCTGGCCGGGCGCCTTCACCGCTGGAAATACATTTCTACGCTGGACCGTGGAGAATGGGAGTGTCTACGGCAACTCCGTAGCATATATCTATTACGGCATCGCCGTCCTTACTGGCGTTCCTGGCGGCACTGGGGCGGCCGTGATCCCAGAGGGTGCCCCGTGTGTCCTCACCACCGTGAGCGCGAGCTCCTGGCGGGTGCTCGAGATCACCGACGATGGAGAGGGGATTTATAGTGTGCTCGCCGTGCAGCACGATTCCGACAAGTGGGACGCCATCGAAGACCCCACCGATATAGGCACCGCGTACACCTTCCCGACAGACCCCTGGCCCCCAGCGTGAGGCGCGACATAATGGACGAAACCGCGGAGCTATGGAAAGTGCTTGCCGGGGTCAGTGCGACCGCCGCGGGCGCCGTGGTGGCTAGCCACTTCAAGCTAAGGGAGCGCGTCACGCGCGTAGAAGAGCGCGTGACAGCCCTAACCGAGAAAGTAGACGACACGCTCAGTGCCGTGATGCGGCTCGAGGAAACCAGCCGCACCCAGGCTCTCCTCACTGATCGGATGGCCATCCAAGTGGACTCGATATTCGACACCCTAAAAAGTCGGCCGTGGCCGGGGAGGAGTGAAACACCATGATTCATGTAAAAGATGGAGTCGACGGCGCCGGGATCAAGCCGGAGCTGGTCTTCAATCTTTTTATGGCGGAGGAGATTTATGGAGCCGAGGGGCACCCGCTGGTTTTAACCTCAGTGGTGCGCCCGAGTGCCGGGCTGGGCGAGAGCCTGCACCCGATCGGCCTGGCCGCCGACCTTCGTATCCGCTCAGTGGCGGAAGACTGGCCCGGCGGGATCTGGGAGCTTGCAGACCCCGAGGCCACGGCCGTCAAACTCCGCGAAAAGTGCCCGCAGTGCCAATTCATTGTCGAAAGTGATCACATTCATATGGAGGTACAACCCTAATGATCTTTGCAGCTCTCGTGTTCGTTGTCTTGCTCACCCTGGCCGCCACCGCGCAAGCCGGCCCGCTCGATGGCTGGGTGGCCGGGCTGATCGGTCAGACGCCCGC